GTGCTTACCGATACCAAATTAAAAAACCTAAAGCCGAAAGAGAAACTCTATAAAGTTACAGATCGTGATGGCCTGTATGTAGCCGTGCTCACGTCAGGCAGCATCTCGTTCCGCTATGACTACCGAATCAATGGGCGCCGGGAAACGCTTGTCATTGGTCAGTATGGCCGTGACGGTATATCGCTTGCCGAAGCCAGGCAAGAATTGGTTGATGCAAAAATACTCCTGAAGTCAGGAGTATCGCCTGCTGCAGCAAAGCGTGACGGTATTAAGCAACTACGTGGTCAGGAAACCTTTGCGGTACATACCGACAGTTATATGAAGCATGTCGTTCTTGCAGACAGTACGCGCGATATGAAGCAGGCAGTTATCGACAGGGATATTCTTCCTGCTCTGGGTAACAAGCTGATGGGTGAGATCAGCACCAGGATGGTGAGGGATCTGTGCGACAGGATAGTCGAACGTGGCGGGCGGGCGACAGCAGTACAGGCAAGAGAGATTATCAGCAGCGTTTATCGCTATGCCAACGACCGCGGGCATGGTTTTTTCAACCCGGCTGCGGATATAAAGCCAAGCGCTATTGCCACGTTCAAACCGCGTGACCGTTGCCTGAAGCCTGAAGAGATTGGCGTGCTGTTCCGCGCACTTGATACCGTCAGCACATTGCCAACGCTCAAGCTGGCGGTAAAGCTCATTCTTATCACCATGGTGAGGAAAGGTGAATTCACTCTGGCCACCTGGGGTGAGGTTAATTTCGCAAAATCGACGTGGACTATTCCCGCCGGCAGAATGAAGGCGAGCCGTGAGCATGTTATCTATTTGCCGTCACAGGCTCAGGATCTGATGGTTGGCCTGCAGATGTGTGCTGGTGGAAGTGATTACCTGTTGCCTGGAAGATACAGCACCAGTAAGCCGCTTTCTAATGCGGCGCTGAATTCAGTTATCGATCGGGCGGTGGCGGCAGCTACAGATGCTGGTGAAAGCATACAGCCTCTCACCGTTCACGACCTTCGCCGCACGGCCAGCACCCTGCTGCATGAGGCAGGATTCCCGTCTGACTGGATAGAGAAGGCATTGGCGCATGAGCAGAAGGGCGTCCGCGCAGTGTACAACCGTGCTGAGTATTCGCGGCAGCGCGCGTACATGCTGCAGCAGTGGGCTGATATGATTGATGCATGGATTAACGGGGAGCATTACGACCTGGTGCCGTTCTCCCCGTCTGCTTTTGAAAAATGGATGGATGGGAAGTAAAGCCACTGGCTGTCGGCTATACGAATACGTCAATCGGATCGCCGTGAGATAATGCCGCCTCGTTTGCTTCGCGTCGCATACTCAGAAATGCGCCAACCGGATCCCAGCTATTTAGTATGGTGTCCAGTGCATTCCTGCTGTGACATGTCACAAGGCGCTGTTTCAGCATAACAGCACAGCCGCGAATGTTTGCGCGAGTCGGGCCAGCCATTTTCATGCACAGGCATAATGTGATCAGCATGTCCGCGTATTCATCGGCGGCCGCATTGAGCACCGCCGGATCTATTCGTTTCTTTAATTCATTGATTTGGTGCTTGGTGCTCATCAGTTAACCTCATTAAATGCGGTGCACGTTAGTCTGTCATCGTGAAGTTTGTGGCAGTACGGACATTCCCTGAGATGCTCATATGCATGGTTCAGTACAATGACGGACTGGTGAGGTAGCAGCGCTGTACCTTTCGCCAGCAGCTCACGAAGAAAAGTTACCATTGCATTTGCTGAATCACGCTGCTCTCGGTAGCGCTCAGTTTCTCGCTGCAGGCGCATAATTTCACCATTACGCTGGTTGATCACGGCGCGTGCCTCTTCGAGTTGTCTTATCAGCGAGGCCTCTTCGGAAATGTTCATGCAGCACCGTCCTTGAGCGCCATGGCCAGCGCGCACAAAACGCCGAAAAGTATCGACAACCGGACAAAAAAGACCGTGTGAGCACGTGAAGGCAGTTCCCAAATGAGGAACATACTGATCAGGTATCCCAACCATGGCAGCGCAACTCCGCAAAGGAAGTTAGAAAATATGGTTGTCATGCCGCCTCCGTTTTCACTATCGGCACGGCGCAGCCTGGCAGCAGTTCTATCGCCGGCGCCGCGCACTGATTCCCCCACACATCGAAACCGTGCGATGACTGGCGGGCAAATAGCTCAATTCGCGATACATCGCCAAGCAGTTGCACCAGTTTCTCGCGGATAACGTCTGGTTTGCGCGAGTTCTCCAGGCGCGGCGCTGTGACGTGCTGACAGATAGAGGCATCCATGCGCGCCGGCAGTTTCCCACGTACCGCAAACAGGCAATCTTCACTATTCGCCCGGGTCATATGGCCCATGCCGATCGCACTGTTACCTTTGTGCTTGTTCGTCTTGTGCCAGGTGAATCCCTTCATGGTCATCAGCTTGAATCCCCACGCTTCAACAACTTTCAGCGCCTCAACCGGCTGAGTGGGCACCCACCACATCGCCAGCAGACAATCGTCGGCGGCGAGCTCCCATACCGGCAACCTGCAGATATCCAGTACATTCATCACCGGGTATTTGAACCCGGCGCCGCGGTTACCGTCTGCGGCTTTATCGCGGTATACCCAAGGCGGATCCGCATAAATTAGAGTGTACTTAGTCATAAACCACCCCTCGGCATCCGATCCCGTTGTATTCTCCACGGCGCAACTTCATGCTTTTGGTAATGCACTGCTCGCGGCGGATGGCGATCCTTGCTCTTTCCACTTCAGTTTGTGCGACATCGAGGCATTCAAGCCAAAGTCGTGATGCGAGTCGAAACTGTCCGCGTTCTTCGCGTGAGATGGCGCGCCGTTCGATTTCAAGAGCTGCCGGTGATTCGGCGACTACCTTCAATGATCTGCGCGGCGCGTAGCCGAGATGGTACTTCTGCAATCTGGTTAATTTGCTCATCTTATCCAGCCTTTTACGAATATGACCGCCAGCAGAAATAGCCAGGCGGATACAGCGGCCAGGTACCAGTACCAACCTGACCACTTTTCCCAATGGCGCGCTAACACCTTCATGCCGCGGAACTCACCGGGCGATAAACTCTCTGATCAACCGGTGGCTTTTTTCCTGTGTATGCCTCAGGGCTATTGGCCTTTCTTTCATCAAGCCATTTTTCAACTTCTTCCTTAGTCCATGCACAGCGACGGTCGGTGATATACCAACGCTTAGGGAATTCTCCTGCAGCCTCCAGGCGGTCAATCGTGCTCCATGACAGTGGCACCACCGCCAGGAGTTCCTTCTTACCTAAAGCACCTTTCATAAAAACCTCTCTTTGATACAGGTGCGGCGCGCGTGGCGCCGCGGTGGTGGTTACATCGGAATTTCGTTAAGTTCGTCGCGTCGGATGGTGTACACGTCCGTTGCTTTCGCCAGGCGCTCATCATCATTGGCGAGGTTTTTTGCAACGTATTTGTATGCTTTATCCAGATCAGCGATGGTGTTGTAGTTCATTGCTGCATCAGTGAATGCTGTCAGCATTTCATCGGGGTCACGGTCATCTGCTTTGCGCTGTCGCTCTTCCTGGCTATGCTCTGGCTTCGTGTTGATCAGTTTGTTCATGCCTGACGCAGTAGCTGGTTCTGGGGTGATGTCACGCTCAACGCGCGGATGCGCTTCCTGCAACTCATCCGGTGTGTAGACGCCAAGGAGAACATCAGGGGCGTGCAGACGGGCCCAGCGCTTAACGCACAGGTAAGCCAGTTGCTGACGTGGATCCTGTTCCCATAGAGGGGAATTGCGGACGCCAGCCTGAGCCATGCTGATAGTCAGTTCACGCGGTTCTGACTCGCCTTTGAGGGTTGCCGAAACAGTGACGGTGAGTGATGGCGACTTATCGCTCTTTCCGTTTACCTTCGACCAGTCGCCATCCCAACGGTAATTCAGGCGGGTGGCCAGCAGGTTGGAAGACGAAACAACGGCGTTAACCAGTTGCGCTTCATAGCCCAGCGTGCCATTTACAACATGCGTTTTCTGCGCCACTGCGAACGGGTTCATGCCCCACTGCGCCGCCTGCATTGTTACCGCCAGGCAATCAGAAGCTTTCCCTGCCAGGTGCTGAGGAACCGTGGCCTTACTCTGTGCCATCAACTCTGCGAAGCGCAGCAGTTGATTCATGCCTTCAGGGCTGAAAATAGCTGCGGCGGTGCCGACGGTAGCGCCGGGCTGAGAGGTAATTGCGATATCGTTGCTCATACGTACATGTCCTGTTTACGTGCCCACTCAGGGCGTTTAATAATTTCCACGCCGCCCCATTCATCTGTAAGGCGACACTGGTGATAGGTATTTATATCCCGGCGGAACAGCGCCATGCCGGCATCAACATCTGGTGCGTCAAGTTCGAAAACGCGTACCGGGTATCGACCGCAGTCGATCGTTTCGCTTACTGCCAGGAAGAAGAATCCGTGTGGCTCACCAGTTACTTTCTGTGCACCTTCCCGGTACATGGCATCCTGAACGTGGTAACGAAACTCCTCGATGTGGCGGGCGAAGCGGTCCATATCTGCCACTTTCTTCACGTCTACAATCACGTTGTGCTCATTGAGCCACTTATCAGGACGGATCCGGCACAGTTCGCCGGTATCATCGTCATTCCAGTACATCGATGTTTCGCAGTGGCCTGGCGCTTCAAGCATCCAGCGCGCGGCCGGGTGGGCCATAGCGCTTTCGCGCATCAGTTTCAGTTTCCGGCCCTGTTCGGCGTCCATTACCGTCATGCCCATGTCAGCAACATCTTTCAGGAACGCTTCTTCGTCGGCTTTCCCCTGGTTAGTCCGGCGGTTGAATTGCGGCGCCACGATGAAACGCTTGTCGAATTCTCCCGGCTCCAGCAGCAGGCAGTGCAGGGCGGTACCCATATCCAGCGCAGATTTTTTCTCTTCATCCTCCGGCGCTGCTTTTACCCATTTCAGCAGGGCAGGGTTCTTTGCAACCATATCCAGCTGTGACTTACTCACGCCGTCGCCGGCGTGGTAATCCTCGTTGCTGATATCGTGATAAATGCCAGGTGTCATGCCGCCGTCCTCGCGCTGTCGATCTGGTCTGCCACATCCCACTTACCAACGATCCCGGTCAGTTCGCTGATGAATGCCGCCAGTGATTCTTCAAACTCCACGCTCTCTACCGCGGCATTGATGATTTCCTGACGGACGCCAGCGCGGCGCAGATTGTCGAATGCCGGAAGCAGGTATTCTGTTTTCAGTGTTTCCTGCAGTTCAACCTGGCGGTCGTGAAGCATTTCGGCGACGCGGTAGTCGCGATCAAATCCAGCCATGATTTTTTGCAGGTTGCGTTGCTGTTGAGTTGAAATCATTTGCTCACCCCCATATCCATTTCAGTCCTGGCCGCCAGCTTGTTAACGAATGCCCAGCTAATGGCCTCTGTCAGCGTGCGAAACTTCCAGCTCATCAGCCCGCATGCCGTAACGCAGTACCAACCGTTGATGATCTTCCACTGCATAATTTGTTACCTCGGTCTGTTACCGTTGAGGTAATAATTATCCGTATATGATTTGAAGTCAATAGATATGAACGTAAAAAATTACCCGAGGGGTAATAATGGAGGCATGAAAAAAGCCGCTCAATGGCGGCTTACTTGTTGTTTAATATGGGATTATTGATGAGGTTTTTCGTGCTTAACAATAACGAAATCAATGTAGTTCTCGATCGCCATCTTGTCGGACTCAGGTAACAATTTGTACCTGGCGCGGTCATATTCGATAGCTGCCGGATCGTCCGGTGGCAGCAAAAGCTCATAGGCATGGCGACCGAACGGCTCAGCCAGCGCCGCCAGGTTGGTGATGGATATACTGGCCTCATTGTTGAGGAACCTGTTAATTGTAGACTGGCTGACGCCAGACTCTTCCGCCAGGCGCTGTTGCGATGACAGGTTTCGGTTCTCGCTCATCCAGCGTTTAAGGTTCCATGATGCCAGCTCGCCAATCTCTCCAAAATCGACATTCTGCACTTCTTCATGGACTGCCATGAATTTATCAATGTCGAGCCAGTTGGTCGGTTTGTTAGCGGCCTTCTCAATTTTACGTGCAGCCACGTCGCCAATTATCTTTTTGCCGCTTGCCCAGCGGTTAATCAGATTTGGCTGGGTCTCCATCCGCTCCGCCAGGCGAGACTGAATTCCGTTGAACTCACGGTAGATCAGCTCTTTCAGGTTTTCGCGCCGGATATCGTGGATGCTTTTCATGTCAGTAAAATATTTCTCATATGTGAATCATTTAGTGTTTCAATTTACTGCCTTTTTACCTCTCGGGTAAATGCACCCCTGCGGTAACAAACATTGATTTTTGTTACCTTATGGGTGAATATTCATTATCTGAAATAAATATCAGGCAATAGTTATGAGCGAGAACACGCAGTTCGATTTTAAAAAGCACTGGCTTGCGCTGACGCCGGATGAGCGTGAAGCGTTCGCAGAAGAGGCCGGAACGACCAGCCATTACATCCAGACTCACCTGACAGGTAAGCGCAAGATGCCAGGTAAGGCATTGATGAATGGACTATTTAAGGCATGCAAATCACGCGAATGGGTTAAATCAAAGCCTGAACTGGCTTACTTCTTCTACTCCTGATCCCCTAAAAATTCCCCTTCAGGCCGCCTTCTGGCGGTCTTTTCATATCTATTCGTACCTTCAAGGTAATAATGATCCGAATATGGTTGATCTTTTTTCGGTCATCGCACAAAATCATCGTAACCATAACCAGAATATGAGGTGAAGTGTGGAGATTATCACTCGTCTTGACGCTGCAAAGTCAGGTCTTAAGCGTTATTACACTGGTAAAAAATGCAAGCATGGCCATGACAGTGAGCGTTGGGTTTACAACGGACATTGCGTGGAATGCACGATGGAGACGAACCGCCGGCGCCAGGCTGAGATTAAACGGATTATGGGTGAAGCGGCGAAAGGCGTATCGCCGGAGGTAATCTGATGGCCCGCATTCGAACCATTAAGCCGGAATTCTGGACAGATGAAGATATGGCCGAGATCTCAGAGCCGGCATGTCTTCTTGCTATTGGCCTCCTGAATTACGCCGATGATGAGGGTTACTTCAATGCCAACCCGAAACTGATAAAAGCAGCGGTTTTCCCTATCCGAGAACCTTCAGTTCCTATTCCGGTACTAATACGGGAGCTTTCCAACTGTGGTTATTTGTCCATGTTTTCCACCCAGGATGGCAAGCATTTTGGGGTCATCAAAAACTTTCTGAAACATCAGGTAGTAAACAAGCCAAAAGAAAGCAAAATCAAATGCTTACCACTTATACCGTATGAGTACGGTACTGATACCGTACAAGTACCATTAGGAATGGATCAGGGATCAGGGATCAGGGAAAGTAAAACCCCTCTCTCTGCGCGCGAAGAAATTCAAATCGCTCCAGTTGTCGTTCCAGGAGTCGGTGAGCCGATCGGGAAATTCACCATGCATGAAAACTGGCAGCCGTCAGATGACTTTGTCATGCGAGCCAGAATGTGGGGTCATGCACTACCTGCTGATGGGTACAAGAAATCTGATCTTGCAGAGTTTGTTACGTACTGGGCTGCTGAAGGGAAAGTTATGCAGCATGTTCAGTGGGAGCAGAAGTTTGCGCGCCTGCTGATGCAGAAGGCCGCCAGAGTCACCGGGAAGAAGGGTAACGGCGCAGAACAAAACGAACCGCACTGGAACAGTCCAGAAGCGTGGGAGGATTTCCTGTGAACAACGTATTTAACGCCATTCAGAACCGAGACGGTGATGCGTTAGCCCGCCTGACAGGGTCTGATCGTCAGTATGCAGGTAGCGACAACGTGGTGAACATCTCGGCAGAGCGTTTAGTCGATGCCCTGTTTAAACAACTTAAGCAACTCTTCCCGGCGGCAGAGCAGACTAACCTGAAGACACCTGCGCAGGAGACAGCCGCCAAACAGCAGTGGATCGCAGCTTTCGCTGAAGGTGGGATACGTACTCGCGAGCAGGTATCTGCCGGAATGCGGCATGCCAGAGCCAGTGAATCACCTTTCTGGCCGTCACCCGGGCAATTCATCAAGTGGTGCAAAGACAGCAAGATGGTGCTGGGCGTCAGCATTGAGGATGTTATGGGCGAGTTTCATCGCTACGCCAAGGAGAAAAGTCTCCAGCCTGGTGGACCGGAACAATTCCCCTGGCGCCATCCTGTCATGTACTGGATAGTTTGTGATACCCGGCGTGCGATGTACCAGCGGCAGCTGAGCGAGATTGAGGTCGAGAAGCATGCGCGCAAACTCCTGGATGAGTGGGCGTCGAAGGTCGCTGCAGGCCATCAGATACCCGATCCGATTCTTAGCATTCAGGCGAAGCCAGAGCCAATTCAAACACCAGTTGATACGGGCGGCAATGCTTACCACCCACCCGGTAAAAGCTTCGGATGCATGCCGAATGCCGCCACCCTGGGGGGAATGACACCGGCACAATGGCTGATGGAGGAATACAGACGAGGGAAAGCGGCAGGACTCATCAGGTAACACGAAAGCGCGGTAGCGCATTTTTTTACGCCCGAATTGTTACCTTCAAGGTAAAAATAAATGCGCATAGCTATTGAATATAATCCGTATATGGATTTAAATTACCCAAGAGGTAAATCATGAAGAAACAACTTCAGGCACTCGGAAGACTCAAGTCTGGCCAGATGAACAAAACCGAAACCGCCTACGCGCAACAGCTTGAACTGCGTAAGCGCTACGGGGAAATCGCCTGGTACCGGTTTGAAGGCATCAAGCTGCGACTGGCTGACAACACGTTCTACACGCCTGACTTCGCAGTGATGCTGGCCGGTGGGCAAATGGAATTGCACGAAGTGAAGGGGTACTGGACCGATGACGCCAGGGTGAAAACCAAAGTCGCCGCTGATCAGTATCCGTTCCGGATCATCGGGGTAACGAAGCTACCAGCCAAAGCCGGCGGCGGGTGGAAGGTCGAAGAGTTCTGATTTAACGATCTTCATAGATATCAAATGAATCAATAAGTTATGTGGGTAATCGGGGGTAATGATGGATCTGAATAAGTTAAGTCGTCGTCAGGCGTGGATACTCGGCATCGGTGCATGCCTGGCAGTATGGGGAGTGATTGTCTCTGTGATCGCTATTGGCGTCATGGTTGTGCGCAATGGGGTGTGCTCATGAATAGCGAACTCACAGCAGCACTGTTAACTATCGAGAAATGTCGAGAGCTGTCTGGCTGCCCGGCTGGCGTAGACCTTCAGGACTGGGTGAAGCAGCTGGCGGCGGAGAATGCGTACTTGATACCTAAAGCCGCTAGCGAACTGTCAAATGCCTGGGTGCTTCATAAGTACCTAATCGGCATTCAAGCGGCGATTATGTATCTGGATAATGGAAACAAGAAGGCCGCGCAGGAATGGCTGTATGGAACTATTGCTGGTCCGGGATTTGAGTTCCCTGACGAGGTTGACGATATCGACGCATGGGCAACTCATCAGATGCGCGGCAGCATAAGCCATCCGCGCGCACTTGAAATAATCAAGGAAGAAACTCCTGCCACCGATCGCATCGTAGCCGGGATTAAGGCTGATGGGGTGGAAGAGTTTGCAAAGCATTGCGATGACAGCATTGGATTTGTCGAGCCAGAAGACGAGGAGCTTTACACGTTGATGGAAGAGCAGGCTCGTGAGTTCGCCAAGCAGCTGCGCGAGGGGGCCGACAAATGAGCAACTGGCAAATGAAAATGGAAATCGCGAAGCAGTTAAATATCGCACTCAAGAACCTCAATGCCCCAGTTGAATTGCTCTGCATAGTCGGAAGTTACGGGGATACGCAGACGGATTCTGATGTTCTTGAGGCGCTTGAGCAGCACAACGAGCGCGGAACCTGCATGGAACAGATTATCGCTCCCGCATTCATCTGGTCGCCAAAGGAGAGCAAGCATGACTGATATCACCGAACTGGCGCAGAGCCTGAAAGCGGCAGCAGAGAAATCTGGTGTCGAGAAATGGCAGGTGAAAAGGAGTGGTCCTGGCGAATATGAAGTGATTGTTAAGGGGAGTCTGGTTAAACGTAATGGCTGGTCAACTTACCGACCAGTGACTGAAGGGGTCGTCGATAAAAAGACGGCTGATTTCATCGCCCTGGCTAACCCTGCCAACATCCTCGCACTGGTAGAGGCGCTGGAGAAGGCGCAGCAGCAAAATATAAGCGACTTTGAAATCAAAGCCCGTCTCTGCAAAGAGAGTAATAGCCTCCACGACAGGTTGAGAGAAGCAGAGAAGCGCATCGCCGAGCTGGAGTCCCGCACCGTCACCGTGAAGCTGCCGAAGCTCAAAATGCTCGAAGACTATCTCGCTGGGGTTGCTGTTGAAGAGCGGAAAGAGATTTTGCTCGGTGTGCGGATGGAGTTTCATCGCCTGCTTAACGATGCGGGCATCAAAACGGAGGTCGCATGATGTGGATTTTATTTGTTTGGTTGGGCGGAACCTATTCCGTGAGTTTGTCTGATGCTGTACAGCCTACGCTGACCTCAATGAATCAGGAATTCAACTCTGAAAGCGCATGCCGAGCAGCCTTTGTGAAAATTAAAGAGGTTAACAACGGTGAGCTCATGCTGCGCGGTGTGTGTGCTCCAAAGGGGGAGTCTGAGTGATGGCACTGACCAAAAAACAGCGCGCAGAGTTGCGCATGAAGTTTGGCGGCCGCTGCGCTTACTGCGGCTGTGAGCTTGGAGATAAGTGGCACGCTGACCACGTCGAAGCGGTACGAAGAAATATCAGTAACGGCTACGCAATGGACAGGCCAGAAAACGATACGGTCAGCAACATGGTTCCGGCGTGCATCCCCTGCAACCTGTTCAAAATGTGCAGCACTGTTGAGGATTTTCGCAATCGTATTGCAACCCAGGTTGATGTGACTCGCCGGGCATCGAGAAGCTACCGTACAGCTGAATCATTCGGCCTGGTTCGACCAACTAACGCGCCGGTAGTGTTCTGGTTCGAAAAGTATCAGGCAGAAGGAGCCAACCAATGACCAATAACCAGTTAATAGACGAACGTGTTACCTCGGTAATTGAGCGCCTGGAGCATTACGCCTGCAATCTCAAGTGGACAAACGTTCGTGGAGCTCAAGACCTCCTGACTGCTGCTGATGGTCTGCGTGAGCTACAGGAACGTCGCAAGGCCGCAATGGACAGTGAGCCGGTGGCAGAAATCACCGAGGATTTGGGGCGTTTGTTTGTCAAAATCCACTCTCCAACAATATTAAGAGCTGGCGACAAGCTCTATCGCCACGCGCAGCCAGCACCTGAACTTGACGCTATTGTTGAGCGCCTTAACCTCAGCGGATATGAGTATGAAGGCGGAGAGGTTACACCGCAAAATGCAGCAGCCATAGTCGATACTCTCCTGCAACAGCTCGATGACGCAGTACAGGGACGAAACGCGCAGCCAGCGCCGGTAGTGCCGGATGGTTACGTGATGGTGCCAATTGAGCCGACAATGTCGCAGGAGCTGGCGGGATATAAGACGCTGAACGACACGGGGAGGATGTCGCGCCTGATGAAGACTAGATTGTCAAATATTTACCGCGCGATGCTCGCTGCCGCCCCGCAGTTTCACGGCAGTGACCCAGCCATCGTGCCGGATACATGGATTCCGGTAAGCGAGCGGATGCCAGAAGATGAGCAGGAGGTGCTCACCATAAACAGGATGGGCCATCGCTTTGTATCATTCTTCGATAAGCACTCAGGGTTGTTTTTCGACAGGCTTGATGCGCCATCAGCATGCTGCAAAGAGCACGTGCTGGTAACCCACTGGATGGAATTGCCAGCCGCCCCGCAGGAGGTGAAGTGATGGATAAGTGCCAAGGTATTTTCGGCAAAATTTTTGGTCATTCATTCCGGGTGGCGATAACAAAAGGCGCTCCTGACTTAAGGCTAAGCGAATATCAGGGTGGGCGAGGCGTTCTGTTAGACATTATGGAAAAAACTAGGCGCGAAACCTATCACGGAATTTACTGTAAGCGCTGTGGGAAGGTTATTGATGGCTAAGACATCGGCAGAACGCAAAGCCGCGCAGCGCGCGCGGCAGTCAGCCGCCGGCGAGCGGAAAATTGAACTGGTGCTGGATGAGCAGGAGCAGGAAATGCTGGCGCGAAATTGCGCCGCCCGGCGCCCTGGTCGCGATCCCTATGAAATGGCCGAGTACATCGCGTTGCTGATCCGCCAGGATGATGCGCGGGTGCGCGGCCGTATAAAGTCAATAAGCAAGCGCCGCTGCGGTAAGTGTGGCGATGCGCTGCCGGTGGCGTCATGCCCGTGCGCTGGCGATTCTCAGTGCTGGGCTACGCTTGGCTGGCACGAAACGAAATTACCTATGTGACATGTCACGACGGATTGACTAAATCCTCGCATAATTATACTGTTTAAATATACAGTATTTTTATGTGAGGTCATCATGGGTTTTCCATCTCCAGCCAAAGACTACGTCGAGCGTACACTATCCCCCAATATCCTGTGCCACATTGATGGTAATTGCCGGGTTATCGAAACCAGCGCCGGATACGCCGTTATCAATACCGCCATCAGGCCAAAGCAGGGGAGTAACATCCTGATATCTCTGTGCGGCCTCCTGCAGTTTGCAGTAGTACGCGGGAAGGCAATCATCACCGATGACGGCGAAGCGATTGAAGGCGATGCGCTTGATGATGTCGACGTGAAGGGTGTTCTGACGTTCCTGGTTAATCGCGCCGACTGGCAGAGAGAAGATGATATTCCGATCATGTAACATCCTGGCTGGCATGATAGTATTACCATAGCGGTAATAATTACCCGGAGTGTTACCATGCCAAAGGACCCAAAACGAAAATCAACGCAGTTCAAGCCGCTGACAGTCCAGCAGGAGGCTTATTGCCAGGAGTATGTGAAATGCCCTGAGAACCAGACTCAGGCGGCAATTAACGCCGGATACTCACCAAATACAGCGGGCAAGTTCGCCAGCCAGAACATGCGCGATGCGCGTATTCAGAAACGAATTGCTGAGCTGATGGAAGACCGCAACAAGCGCCTGCGCGTCAGTGCCGATTATGTCCTGCTGCGCCTGGTGGAAATCGACCAGATGGACGTGCTGGATATCCTGAATGATGACGGCGGGCTGAAGCCGATTGCTGAATGGCCGAAGGTCTGGCGTACCTCTCTCAGTGCTATGGATATCGCTACCATCAAGACGACCCAAGCTTCTCTGCAAAAAGAGAATGGCGAGGCGGATCTCTCTGTTGAGGATGTTGAGCATATTCTGAAGAAGGTGAAATGGCCCGACAAGGTGAAGAACCTCGAGCTAATCGGTAAGCACGTCGATGTCAACGCATTCAAAGAGCGCATGGAAGTTAACGTAAATGTCACTATCGCCGACCGCATGGCTGCCGCGCGCAAGCGCCTGAAAGAGCGAAATGGTGGTGACCAGTGACCAATGCAGTGCTATCTCCGGAAGAACAGCTGATCGACGATATCGCCAGTTTTACCCATGACCCGCTGGGTTATGCGCTGTACGCGTTCCCGTGGGGAGAGGATGGCACAGAGCTAGCTCATGCCACCGGGCCGAGACAGTGGCAGGCTGATGCATTCCGCGAGATAGGCGAGCACCTGCAGAACCCGGCAACACGTCACCAGCCGCTGATGATTGCCCGGGCCTCCGGCCACGGTATCGGTAAATCCGCTTTCATCTCAATGCTGATTAACTGGGGTATGTCCACCTGCGAGGATTGCAAGGTGGTGGTGACCGCCAACACCGACAACCAGTTGCGCACGAAGACCTGGCCGGAAATCATCAAATGGTCGAACCTTGCCATCAACAAAGGCTGGTTTACCTGCACCGCCACGGCGATGTACAGCAACGATCCCGGCCACGACAAACGCTGGCGCGCTGATGCAATCCCATGGTCTGAGCACAATACCGAAGCGTTCGCCGGCCTGCACAACGAGCGCAAGCGTATCATCGTCGTATTCGATGAAGCATCCAACATTGCCGATCTGGTGTGGGAGGTAGCCGAGGGTGCGCTGACGGACGAAGATACCGAAATTATCTGGGTGGCGTTCGGTAACCCGACGCGCAACACCGGGCGTTTCCGTGAATGCTTCCGCAAATACAAGCACCGCTGGAAGTGCGCGCAGATTGATTCCCGCACCGTGGAAGGCACCAACAAACAGCAGCTGCAGAAATGGGTGGACGACTACGGCGAAGACAGCGACTTTGTGAAGGTCCGCGTGCGCGGGATCTTCCCTGACGCGTCAGAACTCCAGTTTATCCCTACCGGCCTGACCGACGAGGCTATGAAGCGAGTCGTCACCGCGGCGCAGGTGGCACATGCTCCGGTGATTATCGGCGTCGACCCGGCTTATTCCGGCGTGGATGATGCGGTGATATACCTGCGCCAGGGATTGCACAGCAAAGTGCTCTGGACCGGCAATAAGACCACCGACGATCTGATTATGGCGAAGCGTATCGCTGACTTTGAGGACGAATACAAAGCTGACGCCGTATTTATCGACTTCGGGTATGGTACCGGCCTGAAGTCCATCGGCGACGGCTGGGGCAGGACATGGCAACTGATCCCGTTCGGCGGTGGTTCCACCGACCCGCAGATGCTCAACAAGCGCGGCGAGATGTTCAACAGCTGCAAGACGTGGCTGAAACTAGGCGGCGCGCTGGATGACCAGGAGACGGCTGATGACCTGTCGGCGGCAGAGTACAAGGTGAGGGTGGATGGCAAGATCGTTATTGAGCCGAAGGAAGATATCAAAGAGCGTCTTGGCCGGTCTCCGGGCAAAGGTGACGCGCTACTGCTGACGTTCGCCTTCCCGGTCGCGAAGAAACTGAATGACCCGCGCCAGCAACAGGGAAAGGCCATTACTGACTACGATCCGTGGGCGTAGCAAAGCTATTTCTATAGCTTCGCTTTTCTAATGAAATCAAAGGACACAAAAAATGCGCTGGGTGAGCCTCAAGCAAAGGCCTTTACTCTTTAAGTTATTGATTTAGTTTCAGACGACATTTTTGTCCTCTGGATAGATAAAACAAAGACCGCTAATGCGGGCTTGTTCGATGAAACAAACAGACAAAATAGTTTCTGTCCGAGCTGGAGAAAAACCACGAATATGTGGTTTTTACAGCTCTTTTTCGTGTGAGAAGTGTTGCTCTTGCATATTAGGTTCCCGTTAATCCCATTCAGGCAGTATACACAAAGCCCGCACATCGGCGGGCGGGTTGTGACATGTCACGGTATTATTTCCGCTTTCCGGCTTCGAGAATAGGAAGGTTAGCTTCAGTAGGGACGTAAATTACCTGACTCTTATTCTGCTGCAATCCATCAATCCATAAGTAACGTAAATATTCTTCATTGTTTCGCAGGCTATCGCCGATTATCTGGTTTGCTTTTGCTACTCCCTTTGCGCGCTCAATTTCTGCATCGGCTAACATGCGTGCGGATTCTTTTTTGGCCAGAGCTTCTTGCACCGCGATCTGTCTATCCTGAGTGGCACGTGCAAGAGAGGCTTTTCCAGCGAGGTTGCTGCTCCATACGTTGTAATATGGGCAGCCTGCCATGCAAAGAGAGATTAGAACGGTAAAGAAAAACACAACATGGAGAACAATCGTCCCCCATTTAACCTCTTGATTACTGTAGTCGTAGTATCTACTCATGATTATCACCTTAAAAAAATGCCCGGCGAACCGGGCGAAATGGAAGCAATGAAGGGTGCCTTCCTTGGCTGGGTGTCACAGGGTTTACAGCATGAAGTCATCGTAATGGCGTCCTGCTGTAAAAAGGGCGGTGGTCAGAAAGGGAATAACTGCCACCGCCAAGTCTACACACAGCAATGTCTCTGGTACTGCATCACGGTCCTGAGGCGTGATTTGGTTGTGGTGGTCGGTGCTGATCACCGGCTTTCTGGATGGCACTAAACCAGACCTTGTACGGCATACGCCGCGCATACCATCTATCACTGCGCATAGCGGCTTACGTTTCGATCTCGGTGCGCATCAGCCTGCGCATTCACCACAACGGAAAGAGCACTGACTTCGAACAGACCTTGGGCCCAGGAACGACGATCAATCTCAATGCTCTTACCTGTTGCATCCTCGTCTCTTCCGAGGTGTCACACCGAACCGCCACAATGGTGAGTTGCAACTTCGTGCCTAAACGATGGCTTGCACATTCCGGCTACCCGCTCGGGGGTACAGAACAACAAGGATCCCCGCCGGACCGCTAACGACACATGTGCCATATGCCGTGTAAAGCACGGAGATGATGCTCCGCTATCCACCGCCTTTACTTTTAAGCCCCATTTACATCCGCGGTACTCCGGGCTACTGCACAAGCGGTTACATAACCACCTCCGCAATCCGTTACATGGATGTATTCTGCCATGCTCAGATAACTGCCTAAGCGTAATTCCCGTCATCGCCGAAGCTGATAAGAAATACGCCATCGCTGTTACCTTAAAGGTAATAATTGCAACCAATAAAGTCAATATACTACGCGAAATAATTCATATGTGGTTAAATTGATAATAATTTAAACGCGTATGGAGTATCGATATGTGCATTGGCAGCAAGCCATCAGTACCTGCAGCACCAGAAGTTCAGGCGGCACCGCAGGAACAGGATCAGGCTGTGGTCGATTCCCGCGATGAAGAAACCCGACGCCGCCGCGCGGCCGCCGGTCGTAGCTCTACGCTGCTGACCAGTGCGCAGGGTGACACCTCCACCGCCAATACCAGCGGTAAAACGCTGCTCGGTCAGTAACAGGAGCGCGGGATATGGCGGAAACCATTAAAGAGCAATTGCTGAAGCAGGTGGCTTTGCTCAATAACGATCGCTCTTCGTTCGAGCCGCACTGGCGCGAGCTAAGCGACTTTATCAACCCGCGCGGATCCCGATTCCTGGTCACTGACGTCAATCGCAATGACCGCCGTAATTCAAAGACTGTTGACCCAACAGCGACGCTGGCAAACCGCACGCTATCAAGCGGCATGATGTCAGGCATCACTTCGCCAGCGCGCCCCTGGTTTAAGTTGGCAACGCCGGATCCGGACATGATGGACTATGGCCCGGTTAAGCTGTGGCTTGAAGCCGTCCAGCGCCGGATGAACGAGGTCTACAACAAATCGAATTTGTACCAGTCTCTGCCATTGCTCTACAGCAGCCTCGGCACTTACAGCACTGGAGCGATGGCTGTTCTGGAGGATGACGAAGATGTTATCCGCACCATGATGTTTCCAATCGGCAGTTACTACCTGGCGAACTCTGCGCGCGGCAGCGTCGATACCTGCTATCGCAAATTCACCATGACCGTGCGTCAACTGGTGATGGAGTTCGGTATGAGCAACGTCAGTACCTCCGTCAAAGGACTGTGGGAGTCCGGCTCATATGAAACGTGGATCGAAGTGATTCATGCCGTATATCCCAACATCGACCGCGATACCGGAAAGCTGGACAGCAAAAACAAGCGCGTCAAATCCGTTTACTTCGAAGTTGGCGGAGATAACGACAAGCTGCTGCGTGAGTCTGGTTTCGACGAATTTCCGATTATGGCTCCGCGCTGGGAAGTTAACGGCGAGGACGTTTACGGCTCATCCTGCCCTGGCATGATCGCTCTTGGTCAGGTTAAGGCTCTGCAGCTTGAGCAGAAGCGCAAAAGCCAGTTAATCGACAAGGCGACTAACCCACCGATGGTTGGGCCAACGTCACTCAAGAATCAGCGCGTTTCTCTTTTGCCTGGCGATATCACCTATATCGACCAGATTACCGGCCAGGACGGATTAAAGCCTGCCTACCTGGTAAACCCGAATACTGCTGATCTGCTCGCTGACATTCAGGACACGCGGCAGATGATTAACAGCGCCTATTTCGTCGACCTCTTCATGATGCTGCAGAACATCAACACGCGCTCTATGCCGGTTGAGGCAGTGATCGAGATGAAAGAAGAGAAGTTACTGATGCTGGGCCCTGTGCTTGAGCGTCTGAACGATGAATGCCTGAACCCGCTTATCGATCGCACCTTCTCCATCATGGCGCGTAAAAACCTTTTGCCGCCTCCGCCAGATGTACTTCAGGGAATGCCACTGAAGATTGAATACATCTCCGTCATGGCGCAGGCGCAGAAATCTATCGGTCTATCCAGTCTGTCATCCACCGTTGGCTTTATTGGCCAGCTTGCTCAGGTCAAACCTGAAGCACTCGACAAGCTTGATACAGACCAGGCCATTGACGCTTTCGCTGAAATGTCCGGCGTATCGCCAACGGTTATTGTCCCTCAGGAACAGGTTAACCAGATTCGCGAGGAACGTGCTCAGCAGCAGAAGCAGCAGCAGGCAATGGCAATGGGCATGGCTGCGGCGCAAGGCGCCAAGACGCTTAGTGAAGCGCAGACCGCAGATCCTAGCGTGCTTACTGCTATCTCTGGCGCCGTCGGCGCACCGGCAGGAGGTCAGCAATGACAGATATCGATGACGAAAAACTCATGGCGGAGCGTGAACTAGAGGCGCGCGAGCGTGAGCAGCGCGATATCGACGATATCAAGTTTGTCATGGATAGCGAGAAAGGCCGCCGCGTCGTCTGGCAGATCCTGGTTGAAGGCCAGGTATTTGGAACCTGCTTCAGCCAAGACCCATACGTTACAGCATTTAACGAAGGTAAGCGTAACCATGCGCTGTCGCTGTTCCAGCGCGTCATGGTGCATTGCCCTGATCAGTATCTGAAGATGGCCGCAGAGGCTAACGAGGTAACCAAATGAGCCAGTTACAAAAACAGCGCATCGTCCGCTTTGATGGCAATAAACAGATTGTTGAGGTTCCAGATCCTGCCGCTGCGGTTATTGGTCCACCAACAACTACCGATTACGGCGGAGTTAAGTTGGGCGCCACTATCGCAGCAGCCGCTGCGGCAACTGCTACCGCAGACACTGCATCGAGTGCCTCTGATGTAGCTGGTCTGCTTACTGACCATAACGACCTGGTGACGAAATACAACGCGCTTCTGACGGATGTCGCTTCGATTCGTACCACGCTGAACGCTGTCCTTGCGCAGCTAAAAGCCAAAACAATTCCTGTTTAAGGGGATAAGCAATGACATTGTTCGAACGTTTGATGTATCGCCGCCTTTGCAATGAGCAGCCTGCCGACGGTGGTGCTGCTCCGGCTGCGGCATCTGAACCTGCACCGGCGGCCGGTGATAACCCTGCTGGTAACCCTGCGTCGACAGAAGCAGCTTCTGACGCTCCAGAAAACGGCGCAGATCCGGAAAAGCCGGAGGAAAGCAAAGCGCCTGATGATGGCAAGCAGGAAGAAAAGAAAGATGACGAAAAGCCTGAGGGTGCGCCAGAGAAGTATGAATTCACTGCCGCCGAGGGCGTCGACCTCGATACCGAAGCGCTGAAAGATTTCGAACCGGTAGCGCGCGAACTGAACCTGACCAATGAGCAGGCGCAGAAGTTGGTCGATGCATACCCGAAGATTCTGGCAGGCGTACAGCAGCGCCAGGCGGAAGCATGGCAGGCGCAAACTGAAGAATGGGCCGCGACTGTGAAGGCCGATAAAGAAATCGGTGGCGACAAGTTGACGGCAAACCTCGGCGTTGCGCAGCGCGCTCTGGATACCTTCGGTACGCCGGAGTTGAAGGAATACCTGAACGGCACTGGTCTTGGCAATCACCCAGAACTGGTGAAGGCGTTCATCAAAGTAGGTAAGGCCATGTCGGAAGACGGCATGGTGACAGGTAAAGAAAACGGTCAGCGTAGTGCGGCCGAAGTGCTATATGGCAAATAAGAGAGGATATAACCATGGCTGTTAAAGGCATTAATGCGCTGACGCTTGCTGACTGGGGTAAGCGCATCGACCCAAACGGGAAGGTTGATAAAATCATCGAGCTTCTCTCCCAGACTAACCCGATCCTGCAGGACATGCTGATCGTTGAAGGCAACCTGCCTACCGGTCACCGCACCACCGTGCGCACCGGCTTGCCGTCTGCAACCTGGCGCCTGCTGAACTACGGCGTGCCGCAGAGCAAATCGACCACCGTTCAGGTTACTGATGCTATTGGCATGCTGGAAACCTATGCGGAAATCGATAAATCACTGGCAGACCTTAACGGGAATACTGCTGAATTCCGCCTGTCTGAAGATCGCGCATTCATTGAAGCGATGAATCAGCAGATGGCTCAAACCCTGTTTTATGGTGATTCCAGCGTTAACCCGCAGCAGTTCATGGGCTTGTCTTCGCGTTATTCCGACCTGACGGCAACTAACGCACAGAACATTATCGACGCCGGCGGTTCCGGTACCGATAACACCTCTATCTGGCTGGTTGTATGGGGTGAAAACACCGTACACGGCATCTTCCCGAAAGGGCAGAAAGCCGGGATCCAGATGGAAGATAAAGGACAGCAAACCCTGAAAGATGCTAACGGCGGCCAGTATGAAGGCTACCGCACCCATTACAAGTGGGACAACGGCCTCTGCCTGCGTGACTGGCGCTATGTCGTGCGCATAGCGAACATCGATATTAGCGACCTGTCCGATCCGGCGGCCGCGGCGAATATCTCCAAGCTGATGGTGAAAGCACTGCACCGCATCCCTAACCGTGGCATGGGCCGACCGGTGTTCTACATGAACCGTACCGTAGCCCAGGCTCTTGACCTTCAGTCTCTGGAGAAGTCATCCCTGGCGATCAGCGTCAAAGAGACCGAAGGCGAATGGTGGACCAGTTTCCGCGGCGTTCCGATTCGTGAAACCGATGCTCTGCTGGAAACCGAAGCCCGCGTGGTTTAACCCCTGACTATAACCAGCCGCTCGCTACCGGGCGGCTCAATGGAGAAACAAAGATGATCCTCGACAAACTGTTGATGTTCTCCGAAGCGCAGGCGGTTACTGCCACTGCTGCTTCTACCGACGTGATTGACCTGGGACCTATCGACGGCACCCGCCGCGATATCGGAGTTGGTTATCCGCTGGAGTTCTGGGCGCTGGTTAACACCACTGCCACCGCTGCTGGCGCCGCCACCGTCAATGTGCAGTTGCAGACCAGTCCTGACAACAGCACCTGGACGACCATCTATGACAGTGGCGCGCTGGCGCTGGCTGCTCTGAAGGCCGGTAAGCGCGTGGTGTCCGCGAAGGTTCCCGCAGGTGTGATGCGCTATCTGCGCGTTAACTACACGGTTGGAACTGGCCCGCTTACCGCCGGCGCGTTCACCTCTGGTATTAGCCTGGACGTTGATGCGAATACCCCGTATCCGACTCGCTCTAAAGTGACCGGCTAAGGAGATATAGATGTCAGCAGAAAAAGCAAAATACCGCGTGCTGCGTTTGTCTCATATTCACAACAATCTCTGGCCGGAAGGCTCAGAAGTTGAATATGACGGCGTTCCGGGATCTGCGCTTGAGCCGCTGAACGAGGCGGCTAAGGCGGCTAAAGCTAAAGCCACTGGCAAGTCCGCAGCGGTCAATGCAGTAAAGCAGCCTGAGCCGCTGAACGATGAAGGCAATGGAGATGATGATGCTCTGGATAAGCTCCGCGAAGAGTATGAACTGCTCTTTAACGAGAAGCCGCATCACAACACCAAACCCGAAACGCTCCGCGAGAAGATCGCCGAGAAGCGAAAAGATTTAGGCGTCTAAGCCTCAGTTTAAACCAAGGGGCTCAGGCCCCTTTCTTGTAGGAGCGTTCTATGGAAATGGTCAATCTCAAAACCGGTACCGACAGCTACCAGGATGAAAGCGGTGAAACGAAGACTCGCGATGAATATCCGTGGGGGCTATGCATCACACTGAACAATGACACCCTGAACAAGCTGAAGGCGCAGCCGCAGAATGTTGGCACTGAGGTGATGATTACGGCTAAAGCAGTGATTAAAGGCATCTCGGCACGTGAAGGCGACGATGGCACTTTCCGTAGTGCGGATCTGCAGATCACTGATATGGCACTTGCACCAGTGTCCGGTGAAGCACCGAAAACCGCGGCTGAAACTTTATATGGTGAAGGGGGCGAGTAATGGCCTCAGTTATCGAAATCTGCAACCTCGCGCTGAGCAATATCGGCAATAACCGCAGCATTAACAGCCTGAATGAAGCCAGCAAAGAAGCCGGGCAATGCTCACTTTATTACGAATCAATTCGTGATGCTGTCCTGGCCGATTTCGAATGGAACTTTGCCACGAAGACTGTAGCGCTTGCTGACACTAATAATCCGCCGCTGGACTGGGATTACGCGTATACGTACCCAACGGACTGCCTGAAGATTATTGAAATCCCTGTTCCTGGTATCCGGTACCCAAATGCAGCGATGCGTGTGCAGTATACCGTAGGCGCAGACAGCGCCGGCACTGGTCGTCTGATTTACACCGACCTGCCGCAGGCTTGGCTGCGATATGTGGCGCGCATCACTGATGTGAACATGTTCGATTCAATTTTCCAGGAAGCGCTATCGTGGCGTCTGGCCGCGGCTATTAACATGGTTCTCACTGGCAATGCTGACCTCGGCAATAACGCTCTCAGCATGTATAGCCGGATCATCCTCAGCGCCAGCTCGCACAGCATGAACGAATCGCAGGAGCCGCAACCGCCTGTTGATCCCTTTACTGAAGCGAGGATGTGCTGATGGCTGTTAGCTGGATACAACCGAGTTTCTCCGGCGGAGAGATTGCGCCATCGCTATACGGCCGCATTGATATGGCCAAGTACCAGGTGGCGCTGCGCAAGTGCGATAACTTTATTGTGCGCCAGTATGGCGGGGTAGAGAACCGCCCGGGCACGCAGTTTATCGCCGCGGCAAAATATCCTGATCGTAAATGTCGCCTGATACCGTTCCAGTTCTCAACGGTTCAGACCTATGCGCTGGAGTTTGGTCACAACTATATGCGCGTTATCAAAGATGGCGGCCTTGTGCTGACCACCGGCGATGTAATTTACGAACTGGCAACGCCGTATGCCGATAGTGACGTTTTCGGCCTGAAGTTCACGCAAAGCGCAGACGTGATGACAATTGTTCATCCGTCATACCCGCCAAAAGAACTACGCCGGTACGCGCATGACAATTGGCAGATTGTCGACGTCGAAACAAAGAATGGCCCGTTTGAAGACATTAACGTCGATGAATCAGTAACCGTTTATGCCAGCGGCACGACCGGCACGATCACTCTCACTGCGAGTAGTGCTATTTTCGGCAGTGAGCAGGTAGGGAAATTATTCTATCTTGAGCAGCCTGCCGTTGACTCAGTGCCGGTATGGGAAACCAGTAAGACCACCGCAATTGATGATATCCGGCGCGCCGACAGCAATTACTACCGGGCGAACACAGAAGGTAAAACCGGTACGCTGCGGCCATCGCATACCGAAGGTATGGCATGGGATGGCTGGGGCGGGACTGGTGATGATGATACCGGTGTGCAGTGGGAATACCTGCACAGTGGATTTGGTATCGCGCGGATCACTACTGTCGCCGGCGACGGCCTGTCTGCTACTGCTGACGTTATTTCGCGTATCCCTGAAAATGTCGTAGGCTCAGACAAGGCGAGCTATAAGTGGGCGAGGTATGCATGGAATAGTGTCAATGGCTATCCGGCGACGGTCGTCTATTACCAGCAGCGGCTGTACTTTGCAGCTTCCTCAGCTTATCCGCAAACCATCTGGGCGAGCCGCACTGGAGACTATAAAGACTTCGGGAAAAGCAACCCAGTACAGGATGATGACCGGATCGTTTATACCTATGCCGGGCGCCAGGTGAACGAGATCCGCCATCTTATTGATGTTGGATCACTGGTTGTTCTTACCTCCGGCGGGGAGTTTGTTGCCACCGGTGATCAGAATAAAGTGCTTACGCCTTCCTCTTTCTCTCTGAGCTCTCAGGGTTCAAATGGTAGCAGCGATGTGCCGCCGATAGCGGTTTCAAATATTGCGCTATTTATCCAGGAAAAGGGCAGCGTTGTGCGTGATCTGGCCTATTCGTTTGATGTGGATGGGTTCCAGGGTAATGATCTGACAATACTCGCTAACCATCTTTTCCAGAAGCGCAGCATCATTGACTGGTCATTCTGTATCGTGCCTTTCTCCAGCGCGTTCTGCGTGCGTGATGACGGTAAATTACTGGTCCTGACATATCTGCGTGACCAGCAGGTTTTTGCCTGGTCTCCGCAATCCAGCGCCGGCAAATATGAAAGTACCTGCGGCATCGGTGAAGGCAGTGAAGACGCCATTTACTTTGTGGTAAACAGAACCATTAACGGGCAGGTTGTACGCTACATTGAGCGGCTGTCCAGTAGGCAGTTTACTAACGACCTCGATGCTTTCTTTGTTGACAGCGGGCTCAGCTATGATGGCCGAAACACTGCAGGCAGAGCAGCAACAATAAGCGGCGGCAGCGGAAACTGGAGTTATCAGGTGCCGTACACTCTGACGATGAGCGGTAGCTCGTACTTTTCCTCCGGCGACGTCGGCGCACAGATTCAGTTTCAGTATACCGGGACGGATCCGGTTGATGGCACTGACGTAGCCATGCAGTTGCGCTGTGACATTGTTTCAGTGGAAAGCGGAAACTCAGTAACCATAACCGCAAACCGCGATATTCCGGAAGTTCTCCAAAATACCGCAACTACAAACTGGACAATGGCCAGACAAACCTTCTCAGGGCTTGAGCATCTGGAAGGGCAGACCGTCAACATTCTTTCCGACGCCAGTGTAGAGCCGCAGAAAGTCGTCACCGGCGGCGCCGTAACGCTCGAAAAGCCTGGCGGTGTGGTGCATATCGGGTTGCCGATAAACGCACAATTCGAAACGCTGGACATCAATATTAACGGCCAGGAAACGCTGCTGGATAAGAAACAGCTGATCAGCACCGTAACGCTGGTAGTAAATGCCAGCCGCGGAATATGGGCGTCCACGCCCGGCGGCCAGTGGTATGAATACCCACAGCGCGAGTTTGAGTTTTACGACGATCCTGTTGAAGACGCTACCGGGAAAGTAGAAGTGAAACTTGATAGCAACTGGGAAAAGAACGGACGTTTAAAGATCCGCCAGACTGACCCGCTACCGCTTTCTGTCCTGGCTGTAATCCCGCGCATTACAGTAGGAGACTTCTGATGATTAATGCTCAAATCGTCCCGGCCACGGCTGCACATATCGCCGAAATTCTCCCATTAGTGCGCGCCGCTGACCTGCAGGAGTTTTCTGCAACCAATGGCTGGAGCGCAAAACGAGTGCTGGAATGCGGCCTCAAAACATCAACGTTCTGCTGCGCCGGGCTGGTTAATGGCAAGGTGGTGACAATCTTTGGTGTGGCGCCGGCTTCAATGATTGGTGGGAGTGGCATCCCCTGGCTGGTTGGCACTGATTCACTTGAAAAATATCAACGTACATTCCTGCGCCGCTGCCGGAAAGTGGTCAATGCAATGCTGACGGTTTACCCGTATCTTGAAAACTATGTTGATGCCAGAAACCACGTCGCAAAGGCGTGGCTCCACTGGCTTGGTTTTACCCTGGAAGACCCGGCGCCGTATGGCGTGCAAGGCCTGCCGTTTCATCGATTCCACATGGAGAGAAAATAATGTGCGAACCAGCAACGATCGCCGCCGGCGCGACATTAGTTATAGGTGCGATGTCAGCCTACAACCAGAACCAGCAATCAAAATATCAGTCAGCGGTAGCTAGCCAGAACGCGGATATTGCTGAAGCCCAGGCGCAGGATGCTGTTAACCGCGGCAACATTCAGGCGGCAGAGGTGCAGCGTAGAAACAGGCAGGCTGCAGGAACCCAGGCCGCCACGATGGGCGCGACAGGGGCTGATTTAAGCACTGGCACATCACTGGACATTTTCGGCGACACCGCGCAGTTTGGCACGCTTGATGCGCTTACTACCGTGAATAACGCACAACGTGAGGCGTATGGGTATCAGGTCCAGTCTGTTAATTATGACGCAGAGGCTAAAGCCGCTCGGTCTGCTGGAAAGGCAAATGCGACAATGACCCTGCTGTCTACACCGCTTAAAGCCTTTGGTGCATATAAAACATTCGGTGGGACATGGGATCCATTCAGTCAGAAATCAGCGCCAATATCTGCGGCCGTCGGCACCAAAACCGGGCGATAAGGAGATAATTCATGCCAGTCGTACCTACCATCACCGGCCGCCAGGTAGAAAGCCGCGGCGTATCCACCCAGGGATTTCAGGCAGTCAATCAGCCAAACATTACCGATGCGCTGGGCGCAGTTGGCACTCAGGCGATCGACTTGTTTGGTCAGGCCAAACAGCGCGCAAACGTAGCTCTTACTCAAGAGGCTTCACTGCAACTGAATGCCATCGGAACTAATTTGCTGAATAACCCTGACTCAGGTTTCATGAATCTACAGGGTAAAAATGCGATCGGAAAAGGTCAGGAATACGTGCAGCAGTTCGATTCGCAGGTGCAGAGTATTGCTGCAAACCTGCCTGATGGACAGGCGCGAAATGCATTTCTACAGCAGGCACAACTGCAGCGGATCCAGTTTGCAACGACCGCCGGGCGCCATGAGGTTGGGCAGGTTCGTCAGTACGAGGCAAGTATGCAGGAAGGCACGCTTCGCGCGCTGTCTCAGCAGGCTCTTTCTCCTGGTATGTTCGCACCGGCACTGATGAACGCCCGTAATTCAATTATTGCCTATGGTAAAGCGCATGGTCAGAGCGATGAAGAAATCGAGTCGAATTTCGTGCAGTGGCGTGAGCAGGCTGCCAACCGCGCCAGCGAGGCATGGTATACGCCTGCCTATCAGCAGATGATGGGGCCGGAAGGCAAGATCGAAGTTACTGACACGCCGAGTGAGTCGCAGCTTTTTTCCGCGATGATCTGGCATGAGTCTGGCGGAAATCAGTATGGAAAAGACGGTGCTCCACTGGTATCGCCTAAAGGCGCAGTTGGTGTGGCACAGGTCATGGAAGATACCGGGCCGGAAGCTGCACGACTTGCTGGCGTGCCGTGGGACCGCGATAAGTGGCTGAATGATCCGCGCTATAACGCCAAGCTTGGGCAGGCGTACTTTGGCGCACAGATGAAGAAGTACGACAATAACCCGGTGCTGGCGGTGGCTGCGTACAACGCCGGTCCAGGTTCAGTAGATAGCTGGATCAAACAGTTTGGCGACCCGCGCACTGGTGCTGTCAGTAATGAGCAGTTCGCTGCGGCGATCCCTTACGATGAAACCCGCAATTATGTGGCGAAAGTAACCGGTAGTGCCCCGGCCATCCCAGGAACAGCGACAATGCAAAATCTCATCAACCAGCCATTCTGGGATGCAATGAGCCCACAGAACAAATCTGCGATGATGAGTAAGGTTGCTGGAATGTACGACATGCAGGCCGCCGCAGGACGAGTGTCACTGCAGAGTCGTATGCAGGATGACATGGCGAGGCTGGAATCCGGTAAGCCAGTCAATCCGATCTCTGAGCGGGAATGGCTGGCGGTTATGCCGTTGCAAGCTAGTCCAGCAGAACGCATTCAGTTGCGCGAGTCATTCCAGCAGTATCAGCAGGCGATGACGCTACAACCGGTTTATCAATCCATCGTGCAAGGTTCCGCGCAGCAGGGTATCGCTGCGGTGCAGTCTATGGCGCCGCAGGAAGATGACCCTGACTTCAAATTTAAGCAGAGCCTATACGCAACTGCGCAGGCCAAACTGAATCAGGTAATTAAAGCGCGCGAGTCCGACCCGGGTACGTGGCTACAATCAAACTCGCCAGTGGTGAAAAATGCCTTTGAGCAATATCAGAACAATCAGGCGTCTGGTGAATATCTGGTTTCCCGCCTGCAGGCAGAGAAAGATCGCCTTGGGATCAACAGTAAGAAGGTACTCCCGGATTCCATGGTCAGCAACCTAATTTCACAGATCGACAACAATAAGGAATCAAGCGTTACCGCCATTCAGTCGGTGGCACAGTCATTCGGGAAATACTCTGACCAGGTTATGCAACAGGTTCAGAAAAGCGCGTATCCGGCGTTGCAGGTCATAATGGCGACCAATAACCCGCGAGCTGCAAACGCACTCTGGCAAAACCGCAGTGTTAAAACTTCTGACCTCCGTGGAAGTTTTGAGAAGACCGACGCCGACAGCGCAGATTCATCTTGGAATGACCAGGCCAAAGATTTTGCCGGGACGATGGTTGTACAGCCTGGCGGGTCAGCCGTTTGGAACAATTTCAACGAGCAAGGTAAGCGACTGACCTATATCTATATGCAACGTGGCATGTCGTCTGACGATGCTGCGAAAAAGGCCTATCAGGACGTTCTCGGCGAACAGTATCAGACTAACGGCACATGGCGTATGCCTAACACTGCTGGGCAGGATTTACGCGACGTGAGAGACGGCGCCGATGTGTACCTGAAAAACCTGTCAGCGGACCAGATCATGCCGCTTATAGGTGATGCCCGCCTGCCTGATGAGGTTAACCGCGAGCAGAGCATTTCACGCATTCGTGATAATGCTCAGTGGGTGACAAACAGCGATGAAACGGGACTAACTCTGATGATGAATGGTCTGCTGATCAACAATGCACAGGGGCAGCCGATAACAGTGCCGTTTGCTGACCTAGCGAAACTAGGGGCTGGAAACCGCACCACCTGGAACAGCTTGACGAAATTCGTGCAGACGCCAGTTAAGTATACGCCGGGTCAGTCGAAAAATTATACGGTTGAAAGTCAGCGCGATAACCTGATCAATATTATCCAGAGCGGCCAGCAGGCAGGACGATAAGATGCCAATTTATACAGATGATCCTGGGCAGGGTATAAACCAGCCGTTGTCCAATGCTCCGGCAGGGTTAGGTGAATCACTGCTCTCCTCCCTGAAAGAGGGGTTTAAAGAGGGGCCAGTAGTATCCGGCTATCGTTTCTCCCAGGCCGAACAATTGGCGAACGATCCGAACTCGACCATTGTCGCAAAATCTGATGCCGATGCTCGCCTGAAAGAGTACGGCGTGAAAAGCATTAACGTGCCAGAGAGTGGCGTAACTCAGTCATATCTCGATCATGTCATCAGCGAACGCCGTGAATCGCTGGCGAAGCAGCAGATCGCCATGGCTGCCCCTTCAGGATGGATTGCTACTCCGCTGAACTTTGCCGCAAACCTTGCTGGCTCTATGGCTGATCCCGGTAACGTGGCGCTGGCGCTGGTCCCGTTCGGTGGAGAAGCTAAAGCGGCAACCATGCTCGGGCGATTTGGTGAGCGTCTGGCTACCGGTGCGCGGATTGGCGCCGGGCAGGCCATTGCTACCGTACCGCTTACAGCACAGGCAGCGGCGGCTGAAGGCGATGACTTCACCTATGGCAATGCGCTAGAGAGTACATTCTTTAACACCTTGGCTGGCGGGCTGATGCACGCTGGCGGCGGGCTTATATCTGATGCAGTGCGATCCCGCAGGGCTGGCCCTGTTGAAAATCCTGCTACCCAGACAGACGCTCAGCCCGTCGCTGATGCGCAGCCTACACCAGTGGTGACGCCAGACAACATCCCGGCTGGCGTCAATATTCCTGAGTCAGGAACCAACGCCGATCTGTCATCTGCAATCGCACGGGATGCAGAAGCCTATGCCTACAGCCGCGCCTATGATGATGTCGTGCCGGAATATCTGGCACGGCAGCAGGAGCTACAGACAGGTCGCATCGACAACGTTGCTGATCTGCGCACTGAGTTGGCGATCAATAACCGGCAAAGTGAAGCGCTTGACGCTACGCTGTCCCAGCGCACGAAGGAGTATCAGGCGCAGCGCATGAACTTCAAGGCGGCGCGTGCCAAAGCACAGCGAGATATTCAGGGTGAGAAAGACACTATTGCCGCGCGGAATCAGGAAATAAACCAGACGCTTGAGCGCAACGCCGCCGCAGAGCAGGCGAGAGGCAGAGAATCGCAGTTGTCCCGTAAAGAGATCCCGGAAGACCTTGCCCCATTAATAGACCAGCGCGCACAGCAGATACGTGAAAGCATGCAAATGTCACCGGTAGCTGGCGCTGTTCGTACCGCATCGGCAGCTGTGCGGGAGGCTGACTGGAGCGTAAACCAGCAGGCTTACCGCGGCGCCTTGGCGCACATGATGGAAGGCCGATCTCCTGATATTGAGCCATTCTATGATTTGCACAAACCAGCGCTACGCGAGCGTGCTATCCAGCGCATCCAGAATCCTGTGCGGCAGACTGATGAAGTTTCTCGCGCCGTCAGTGAAAGTGCTGATCGTGTGTGGAAGGATACGCAGAAGGCTGACCATGAAATCACAGCGGCCACAGCCGATCTGGAAAATGAGTTCAATATCAGTGACGCGCTACTCAACGACATTGCCACTGACAATCCTGATCTGGCTGCGTCAATGCGTGAGAACATTGCTGCGATCCGTGCGGAGGCCAGTGACGACTCTATCGGCAAAGCATATCGCGCTTTCGCCGCCTGTATGATTAACCGGGGACTGTAATGGCTAACGAATTTCTGACGCAATGTGAAATGACCGTCAATACGGCGGCAGGGCGCAAGCTTTCTGAGGACGAAATGGAATCGCTGGTACGTGACATGAACGACACAACCAACCGGATCTTGGCTGGCAATGAAGCCCTGACGCTGGAAGAGGCTGCGATGCGCGCCGCGCAAGAGCTTGGCAACCGTGATCAACTGGCAAAAGTAATCGAGGCACGCAACAAAGCTATAAACACGCGCATTGCAGCGCAGCGCCTTGGCGAGCTTCGCAGGACTTGGAAAGACAGGCCTGACATCGGGCTTGAAGCAATGCTGGTGGGCCGTAATGACGCGCGTACCGGCTCACGCCGATCAGTATCGTCTGAGGTGGCCCAACTGCGCGGGAAATATCACGCCGGTATCAACTACGATTTCGACCAGGCCGGACTGGTTAAATTTATTGCCAGCGGCAGCAACGACCGGGAGATCGCTGACGCTATGTGGCGCATCGGTCGCGGACAGAAAACGGACGGAATGACGCCGCAATCAGTAAGCGCCGCTAAGATCATTATGAAGTGGCAGGAAACTGCGCGCGTGGATGAAAACCGTGCTGGTGCGTGGATTGGCAAGATGCCCGGCTATATCGTCCGGCAGTCTCATGACATCCTGAAAATCCGTGCCGCCGGGTATGAGTCCTGGCGCAATGCCATTCTACCGCGGCTGGATGATGCTACCTTTGACGGGATCACAGACCGAGAAGAGTTCCTGCGTGGTGTCTACGACGGCCTTGCCTCCGGTGTTCACCTGACATCTGAAAATCCAGACTGGATGAATGGCTTCAAGGGATCTGCGAATGCGGCGAAGCGCGCCAGCCAGGAGCGCGTGCTGCACTTCAAAGACGGTGTGAACTGGCACGAATACAATGAGCAATTCGGGACCGGAAGCCTGCGAGAAGCAGTATTCGGTGGCCTGAACAGTGCAGCGCGCACGACGGGCATGATGCGCGTGCTAGGCACCAACCCGCAGAACATGTTCAAGTACCTGACAGACACCATCGCAAAAGATGTGCGCAAGCAGAGCAACCCAGCAGCGCTGGCAGACTACATGACCAAAGTGCGGCGGCTGAATCGCACGGTGATGCCTCAGGTTGATGGGTCGCTGAATATCCCCGGCAGTGTAGGCTGGGCCAATGCCTCCGCTAACGTGCGCGGATGGCTGCGCATGAGTCAGCTCGGCGGCGCAGTTATTTCGTCTTTTAACGACGTACCGATCTCGGCGACAGAGATGCGTTATCAGGGCCAGAACTTTATGCAGGCGCTGACCGGTGCAATGAAGGGCCGATTTTCCCGTTATACCAGTGATGAGCAGAAGGAGATCCTGTCATCCATCGGCGTTTACTCCGATACGATGACGCAGGAAATCATCCGCCGCATGTCCGGCGATGACAGCATGAGCGGGAAAATGGGCCGCGCGCAGCAGTTGTTCTTCAAATACAACCTCATGAACTTCTGGACAGAATCCGGACGTAACAGCAACGCTATGATGATAACCAACTGGCTGGCGAAAAACGCTGATCAGCAGTTCTCTGCACTACCTGAGGATCTGCGCCGCGTGCTGGATCTGTACGGCATCGGTAACGCTGAATGGAACATCTACCGCAGTATGGACATGGCAGACAGCGAGGGTCGAAAATTCATGACGACCAGCGGCATACGTGCAGTTCCAGATGAGGTAATCGGTGACTATGTAGCGTCTAAAGGACTAAAGGTTACCGATCGCTCTATTGCGGATGCCAGAGAGACTCTGGAGAGCCAGCTGCGCGGGTACATTCTTGACCGACTGAACATCGCCATGTCAGAGCCTGGCGACCGCACGCAGGCGTTTATGAAGATGGGTACGGTTCCTGGCACGGTGGCGGGGGAAGCGGTGCGCTTCGCTGGGCAGTACAAATCTTTCACCGCCAGTTTCATGCAGAACGTGCTGGGCCGAGAGGTCTTCGGACGCGGCTACACTCCCGCCGGGCTGGGGGAGTCAAAAACTGGATCGCTGACCAATGCTCTGCTACGTAACGGGAAGGGGGCTTTCCTGGGAGCTGCAAACCTCTTTGTCTGGGCAACTATGTTTGGTTATATCTCCATGCAGGCAAAACTCATGCTGAAAGGGCAGACTCCACGCCCGGCTGATGCCAAGACATTTCTCGCAGCCGCATCTCAGGGTGGTGGTCTTGGCATCTTGGGCGACTTCATGTTTGGCGAAGTAAACCGCATGGGAGCAGGGCCTGTTACGTCGCTGATGGGTCCTGCAGCATCAAATGCTGACAGCATTATTACGCTGTTCCAGCAGACTACGCGCGGCGATGCAGACCTAGGTGACTGGTATCGTACAGCGCTGGACAATACACCTTTCCTTAACGTGTTCTGGCTACGCACTGCGATGAATGGTTTAATATTGAACCGGATACAGGATGCACTTGACCCAGGATCTCTTGAACGTTATCAGAGGCGTGTTGAACGTGAGCAGGGTAACGACTTTTTGATCCCACCATCGCAGTTCATGCTAGGGAAATAATAATGAATAAAATTATATTTTTTGTTTCAATAATGATGTCTGCATTTTCATTTGCAGGGCAAAATGTCAAATGCGAACTTCAATACTTTGGGGATAGCGATAAATTTAAGGTAACTGAGTTTTCTTTTATGGGGATTCCATCTGATTCATACCTTTATACCTGTGCAGACTGTGGAGATGTCCAGATAAACGTGTTCCCATCTATTCAGTCCGTCGCTTCCTACTCATTTGAAAACAACATTGATTTTGAAAGGAAAATCAATGCAGAATACAACAGGAAAGACATAGCTAAACTTGAAATGGAAAATGTTACTCAAGGTGGTAGAATAAATTACTCAATCACCGAGACTGGTTTAGCAAAGTTTTACCCAGAGGGCAAAAAGATTAGTTATCTCTACTTTTTAGCAAAGCAACAAAATGGTAAAGAACAAGTAGGTTATTCAGGATTTGTTACTTCTAATGGTGATAAGTCATGCTCAATTATTGCGACATATCCAGGAAAAGAAATATCTTCTAAGGGAAGTAAATCGCTAAGCTACTTTATGAACCATATCTCAATGTAGCGTGACACGTCACAACGCCACACAACAAAAAGCCCGCGGCGCGGGCTTACCAAAACTTGTACCATGGGTCTTTATCTTTCAAAGGGCAATCCTTCCATCTCTTAGCCATCCATTCATATTCTTTAAAGTATGAGCTTCTATTTTCTTTTTCTCTAATGGCTTGTATAAGAGGAAGTGAAATCTGATAGTTATTTACTACGGAACTGTAAAAAACCTCTTTAATCATGGTTTCATCATAAGTTTTTCTCTTCACGCTTACAGCCATACGTTCGTAGAAGCCTAAGCAGTAGATGATCTCTCTCTTCTCTTTCTTTTCTTCGTCTGTAAGATCAGCCTGTCCATTGCTTGGATACATGTAAGAGCGAAATGCTTTGTTCGATTCATGAATGCGTCGCATCGTAGAAAGGCCTTTCTTGTAATCTACATCAAACCTGCTTTCACCAAGGAAGACAGAGGTATGTACCTTTCTCGCGGTATTAACATTATAAATAATAGTAGCAATAGCGATGAACAAACCAAGCGAAACCGCGACTGCACTTACTATCTGAGCCACAGCCATGGCAAATTGCATATCTTCACTTAACACAAACTTTCTCCAGACGTGAAAACGGGGCCATATGGCCCCGCTATTGAACTACCCGAATTTTAAACGCCTTCGTATTCGTCAAATTTTCTCATATGGGTTCCTCCTGTATCGGTGCCTAATCGCTATGGATTACCCTTAAGGTAATATTACGCGGTCTGAATACCTCTTGCAAGTACGATGTTGGTTGCAAAGAACAATGGCACAACTAGCTAGATGCTTAACACATCTACTAAAACGATAGCATTTCCGATACTTAAAGGCGCTTCCCTGCGCCCAGCATCAGAACTCAGAGGCGTTCTTGTTGATGTACTGCGCGTGGCTGCGTATGTCCTGCAGGCATCGGCTAACACCAACAATATAGCTCACCATTGTTGTGAATTCTGCCGCGGCGCCGGCGACGTCGTGGCCATCTTCATCAAGCTGCTGCAGCAGGTTCATCAGTAGTGACTTCTCAGCCAGGCCGACAACACCCTCAGGGCAGTGGATCATCTCACGGTATCCTGGCTTGAGTGGGTAGCTGTAGTTCTTCTGCTCGATCTGCATCGCCTGCATTACTGCTGAAGCGGTGGCATTGGCTACCTGATCAGCAACTAACTTGATGCGGTCTTCCTGTGGGATTGCATTTTTGATATAGCTGCCTGTCTTGCGGATCTGCGGCAGCACTTCTTGAGTCACCCAATTCTTGAATCTATTCGGAATAGTTCCTGGCTTTGTGGCATCTCGGCAACGGAGAATCAGGGTGTATAGGCCTGACTCGGATATAATATTAACGCTACCTTGACGCCCTATGTTAAACATAGACCGTTCATAACTCTCTAATCTATCTACGAATTGTGTTGCATTTTGAATTCGCAATGCCATGCAAACATCAGCTGCAACAAACCAAGGGTTGTCATCAATCATGATGGCTCGAATAGTAGAACCGGATTCGAAGCTGAAAATAGATGGTTTGGTATTCATTGTGATCACCTTTGTAGTCAGGTTAATCACCACCGGAGGTGCAAATCTCTTGGGTGGTGAGACGTACAGGGTTTGCACTACCGGCTACAAAGGACCCGGCCAGCCTTTCAGCTGCCCTGCACGCCCCACCATAATGCGAATGTGGCCGTGCTTAACGCATAAAAAAACCGCTTGCGCGGTGGATGCGCCTTTGTAGTGAGCGGGGTGCAAATCCCGGCAACGGATTTTGCCGATGCCCGATCACTATGGCACAAGTAATAAGCGTTGTAAATTTACCGCAAAGGTAATGATTTCATGCATTTTTGGTAATTTCAATTCTTATTTGGTTTGTTTTCGCAATTGCAGTGCGCAGTAATCAAGATGCGTTTGAAGATCACGCATCGACATCTGAGAGCTTGTAACGTAGTTAATGAGCGCAACAAGTTCAGCAAGCGCGCCGCTGACATCGTGCCCGTCTTTGTCCAGCTCCCTGAGCAAATCCATTAAATGCGAGCTCTCAACCAGAGAGCGAACGCCAGCAGGCGTGTGAATTCGCTCCGTGAAACCTTCTTCAAGAGGGTGATGGTACCGCTGCGACATCTCAACAACTCCACAATAATACTGTATGTATATACATATATCAAAACCTTACTACCATTTCCAGTGATGTTTCAATTACCCTTTAGGTAATAATGCCATTCAACAGTGCACGTTTTATTCATATAGGGGTTTCCAGGTAATAGAATGACGGTAGTGCGGTGCGCCGGGCGCTGCGACAATCGGAGATTTCTACATGACGGTCTCAACCGAAGTCGACCATAACGACTACACAGGTAACGGCGTTACCACGTCATTCCCATATACGTTCAGGATTTTCCAGAAGAGTGATCTAATGGTACAGGTAGCCGACCTGAACGAAAACATCACAGTACTTACGCTTGATACTGACTACACAGTTACTGGCGATGGTGGCTATTCTGGCGGCGCGGTAGTGCTGGCTTCACCGCTGGCCAATGGATGGCAAATTTCTATTTCACGCGAATTGCCCGTAACCCAGGAAACTGATCTACGCAACCAGGGGAAGTTCTTTGCGGAGGTCCATGAAGACGCTTTCGATAAGCTGACGATGCTGATACAGCAGTGCTTCGGCTTCCTTCGCCTGGCGCTGCGTAAACCATCCTTTATTGCTAACTATTACGATGCTCTGAACAACAGAATTAGAAATTTGCGTGATCCGTCACAGGCTCAGGATGCTGCAACAAAGAAGTATGTTGATGATGGTAACGCCGGATCTAATTCATATGCCGATGCTTTATTCCGCAAAACTCTACGTGTTCCAGAGGTTTCGGTACCCGAGTATTTCATTCTCGAAACCCGCTCAAATATGCTTGTTGGGTGTAATGACCGTGGCGAGTTTGTACCTATTGCAGGTCAAACTGAAACAGCAGATCTTGCAATTAAATTGGCTGCTTTAACTGGTGCCAGTCTTATTGGCGGGCTCGGTTTTATTACACCTGAAATGTATGGAGCAAAAGGGAATGGAATAAATGACGATCGCGTAGCGATTCAAGCAGCGATTGACAAGGCTGGCGAAAACTATATTAACGGAACCGGTCCAACAACGGTATGGATGGGATACAAATATCTGGTATCTCTGAACCCAAGCTCACCACTATTACCCGGTGAAGTCGCTGCGGGGCGCGCGGTGTTCAATGTGCCTGCAGGGGTAACGATCACCGGTGGCGGCCATATAGCTCTTGTTGACACCTACTCCGGTACATCCTCAGGCGCGGTATTTACTAACTGGAGCGGCGCATCGAATAACTGCATCATCAGGGGCATTTCAATTGATTGCCGCTATGGTATAGCTCCCGGTCGCGGTATCTCAGGTATCAACATTGTCGATTCTGATAATGTTCTGATTGATGGCGTGATAGTCATTAACGCATCGGGCGGGGGCATTTACCTGCGCCGTTGCTACGGTAACGCAGCCGACAGTAACTACGGGTGCTCAAACAGCAAAATCATTAACTGTCATGTTAATAACGTTTATTACATCGGTATCCAGTGTGAGCGCCCGCTAGGCGTTCTCATTAATGGCAATACTATTACAAACACCAAAAATAACGGTATTGATATCGAGGGTGAAAACTCCAGCACAACCAATTCTGGTTATGCAACCAACGTTGTAATCACATCCAATATTCTGGTGGATGTTAATAACGGTATTTTTATCGAATCCTGTGGCAATACTGTTGTTAACAGCAACAAC